GAAAGCTAAAGTATTCCGGGCTTTCAGGTGCAATGCCATCATCGATTGCATCGAAGTGGGCACGTTCGAGACGCTTTGCCTTGCGGTCATCATTGACAACATCAGGGTTTGCGCGGACCCATTCGGCTGATTTTGGCGTCAATTGGGACGCCAGCTTCTCAACCTTGTTAACATTTGGTTCCGGCTGGGCCTTGAGCTGGGCCTCGTAATGCTTTTTGCCTTCCGAGATCTGACGGATGTTGTTGTCCGTCTGATTAATGGCCATCAGGATGTCTGCTTGGGCATCCGTATCGCCATTTGCCACGGCATCACGAAGATTTTGCTTCAAGATTTCCTTGTTGCGGGTCTCCGTCTCGATTGCGGTGTTCAACATCCGCAAATCGCTGTCTGCCTTATCGGTCGTGGCAGCGCGAGCCTGTTGTTCGGCACGTTGGCGGGCAGCTTTCTCAGCTTCAAGCTCACGGCGAAGGGCTTCGATGCCATCATCGACCGTAATTTCGGGCTTTTTTGCCTCTTCCGGTGCTTCGACAATGACAATATCGTCTTCTGGCACTGTTTCCAGCGTCAATTCAATCTGTTCGTCTTCCATTTCCATCTCCTTACCAGATCATATCTGGGTGTTTTGCGCGACCACGGATGACCAAATCATCCATAATGCGGCATGGCTGACCGTTAATTGCGACTGACCAGCCATCTGACGGACGGAAGATGACCCAATCGCCGACATTGACCTTCACGCCATTAAACCAATTGCCGCTTGGATCCACACAGGCTGATTCACCCATCTTCAAAACCAAACCAACCTTGCCCTGATAGCGATCTTGATCAATCGTATCGTCGGTCAGGATGATGCCGGACTTCGTTCTTGTGGGACGAATGTAAATCGCCACGAGAATGTTGTTATTGAACACTTCAATTTCATTTAAATCGCCAACCGACGACAAAATTTCTTCTTTTGGATCCACATCGTGGGCCATTTTCATAGGAGGCATCAGAATTTCTCCGCATTGGTTTGAGCAATTTCCGTCATTTCAAAGACCGCACGGAGCGCCTGCAACATGCCGACGTGGCGTTGGTACTCTGCATAATCATGCAGATACCCACTTCCGATAAATTCTTTGATTTTTTCGTACTCTGCTTCGGCCAATTTGATAAATTCATCCTTATATTTTTGTGCTGTCGTCTGCATTTTACCCTCTTGTAACCCCTTGGATTAGTTGACCGGACGCCCCAAGGGGCTGGAAAAGCGTCCGGTCTTCTCTCACCTTCGCAGCCCGAACCGCGAAGGGAAACTTTTACTTACCGCGTGGTGGCTTCAGGCCATAGGCCTTAATCTTGTCCATGCGAGCTTCTCCACCGCCGGATCCGGTTTCAATCGGATACGAAGTGCGACCGCCGCGCTTGTAAGTTGGTGCAACTGGCATACCAGCATCAACACCGCCACCAACTGGATTTGGACGCATGGTCCCGCCGAGGTTTTGCTGACTGACCATATTGCCCATGTTGCCGCCCATAGGAACGCCGCCCAAAGGAGCGCCGCTCATAGGTGTTCCGCCCATAGGCATTGGACGGTTTCCTTGGAGCTGGCCACCCATCATGCCCATACCCATAGCAGGATGAGGAGCGCCGGTACCCATTGCTCCGCCGCCGAACTTGCCAGTACGTCCGCCCGACTTACGGGGCATGCCCTGTGGAGGCATCTGTGGAGGCATGCCCTGTGGTGCGCCGCCTGCCATGCCCGGAGGTGGAACAGGAACGCCAACAGGTGGCTTTGGAGGAAGCATAGGAGCATTTGGCATGTTCTGCTGCTGATCATGCCCACGAGCCATGATAATGTTCACGGTCGTGCCCTTGGTGCGGCCACCCTTGGCATGTGCATGACGTCCGCCAACAACGCCGGGGATCTTTTCCATGCTGTTGCCTTCGAACACGTTACCGCCGTGCTTGCGGCCAGTACGGGCTTCGGGCTTCACCATGCGCTTGATCAACGCCTTGTCAGCAGCTTCGTCAGGATGAACCTTTCCGCCGCGCTTATGGGCGCGAACCAGCCCGGTGCCATCACCGTAAGGATCAACACCCTTATCAACGCTCTTCTGAGCAACGTTAACCTGATCAGGAGTCATATTACCAGCGTCAAGAGATACTGGACGGCGAGAAGGCATTGGAACCTTGCCGTCTGGGTAATCCATGCCAGCAGGGCGCGGAATAGGCATAGGCACCTTGCCATCCGTTGCATGATGGGCGCGACCACCCTTCTTCATAGCGCCAGAAGCCTTGCCGTTCATCATATCCTGCTGCGAAACAGGATTGTTGCCAAGCATCCCGCCGCCAAGTTTATGGGCACGACCGCCGCGCTTTTGGCCTTGGACAGGAGGCTGTGGCTGTGGCGCAGGACGAGTTGTCTTGCGATGCGGATCCGCCGCAAGCATCATGGCTTTCTTAGAAGCTTCAATCATTCCACCGCCTGCTTTGCCGCCCTTCTTGAATGCGCCCTCGTGCTTGACGCCTTCGCGGACTTCGTTTGCCGTGCGGACGTCGCGGTTGATTAGGCTGTCAGGGGTCAATTGGTTGGTGCGGCCACCGGCCTTGCGTGGCTTGCGGTCAGCGCGACGCATAGCCTCGCCACCTTCGCACTTGCCGACGACCTTGCCGCCCTTTTTGAACAAACGCTTCACAAGCGGACGTGCGCCCGTCTTGATACCGGCATTTTCTGCGGCATCTGGGGTCCACGTCGATGAATCCACCTTCTGGTGGGGATCATTCTTGGTAAGCCTTGCGGCCTTTGAACGACCTCGGTCGTCTTTCTTGCGGTACTCTTCCATGTTCTTCTCCAGAGGTTTAATGACGGCGTCCCGTCACACTGCCGGTATGATCAATTGTCGCAGGCAGTGATGCGCCAATTTTGGCCAGCGCATGCTGGACAATAGATGAATTAATCGGACCTCTGGGATTTGCATCTAAATCATTCCATACAGAACCTTCTACCTTGCCGCCCTTCTTATATGCACGGCGGACGTATCCGCCAGTGGCAAATTTTTTCTCTGAAGACATATTTGCAATTTGCTTATTTGCTTTCAGCACATCTTTTTGCTGAAGAGCCAAAGCTTCATCATAAGTTGAAACTGTTTTACCTTGTTTTCCATCATATAACGAAGATTGCTTAGGATTAAACGCCATTGTAACAACATCTGGACGACCATTGTTAAATTGAGCGTAATCTGCATGGTTCCATCCATCAGGCTTATACTCTTCGTTCCAAGGCGTTCTGGCCGAAACGGTCATTTTATTTCGGCTGTAAATATGGGGCAAAGCGGTATCATATGCATCAAGACGCCGTCCTCCTTGCTGGATGGCAAGTTGCATCATAGCATTAGAAATGTGTCTATGTGGGCTTTGAGCATGATTAAAAACAGAAACAATGTCATCGCCATCTAAAGCGAATCCAGCCCCGCCATCAGGGGTCATAAACATGTTAGTGTTTTTATATTCTTCTGGCGACTTTGCTGCTACTGAAGATCCATTAGGATGGCTATTTTGAGCAGCTATAATCGCTTGATGAAAAGCTTTTGCGCTTTTTGATCCGCGTCCCAATTGCAACATTGGTGGCGCGGATATGCCTGCATTATCAAAATGTGCTTTTGCATCATCAGTAGGTGTATGTATGGCGGTAATAGGTGCATCAAAAGAAGGTGCTACGTCCAATCCCCGATCTTTTCCAGATACGCGTCTAAATGATGAGGGGAGGACACTGGACCCCCACGCTGCTTGTGCGGCATTTGCGAGTTGGCGGTGTCGTGAGAACCCTTGAATGTCTTGTGGGTCCAATCCTGTAAACTGGGGGGTAGCTCCTCCTCCAACTCCGCCGACCATGCCGGTGGGTTGCCCATGTACATTAGTTTCAAGTAATTTTCTCTGGTAAGTGGAATGTGGTTTTCCTTCATGAAATCCACCCATTCCTTCCAGTCCGGCTCCCTGTGAGGGGTCATGTATCACTCCATTTTGAGCGCCAGCAAAATCTAAAATTTGCTTTCTGGCTTGATCAGCAGAAATTTCACCGCGTTGATGACTTTTCCATATTCCATCAACAATTGCAATGTTTTTTGGGGTTTTAAACGTATCAGGGAATAAGGCTCTAGCACCTTCCCAAGTGATAGATTGCATTTCTCTTGGTTCAACACCGCGCTCATGTGAAGCGCGTCTAACCGCCTCTGTATAAAACGGGTAAGTTCCTTGAATACCGGTTGAATTGCTTCCTTTGGCTGCCTGAAAACCAGCTTCTGGAGAGTTTTTAAAGTTGTGAGCAACAGGTGTACCATTTGCTCCATAAGGCATGAGATGAGCACCAGCAACTGCATGTGTATCTACGGTTACATCATGTGTGGGTGAGTGCGGATCCAAAATATTATTGTAAAAATTACGGATTTTATGCCGTTCACCCATCAAATCACTGTTAGCTTCACGATTTCCTCCTGCCAATATTGCTCTTACGCCTTTAGCAATTTCGGAAAGAGATCCCCACGCCATTCTGGCGTTTTGACCTTTGCCGGTCTTGACAAAATCACCTAATTCGCCGGTTGGGGAAATTGAACGATATGATGGATCATTATACGTCTCATCAAAAAGACGGATCCAAGCAGCTTTTTGCTTTGGATCAGTAAGTTCACCATAAGTTTTACCGCGCATGCGATCTAACATTGTTGAAAACTTACCTTGGCCAAAGATCCTGTTGGCTGTCATTTCCATATCACGGGTGTATGGGGTATCTTGATGATAATGATGGATATCCATAATGCGTTCACCAATGGAAGCATTTTGGAACCAATCTTTTTGAGGTGATGTTGCAGCAAGAGAAGCAGCCGCTACAGAAGGTTGAACGCTGTGACGATCAGCCAAATCATTTGCAAATTTATTTGCGCCTACATACCAATGGCGAGTGCGTTCACGAAACCCCGGCTCCATTGCATCATGAATAGCAAGAAGGTTATCTTTGTAATGATTAATGAAACGCTCGGCCAATTCATCATCATCGCCGTGCATTTGATCATGCGGCAATTGATTATATGTCTTCATTAAGTTGACGTTATGTGAAAACGATGGTCGATGTTGTTTGGCTGCTTCCAAATTAACCAAAAGATGCCGCTTAATTGGGTCTTCTTCGGTTTTTACCGCTGTCGGCAACCGTTGTGAAATTAAATGAGGATGCAATTCACCAATTGGCATTGATGTTTCTATTGGCTCAGGAGGCATATTGTGGCCTATACCAACGCGTGGCATATCATCTCGACCGCCATCCGCACGATGCAAAGGCTTTACAGCCTTGGCAATTTCCATTGGATTAATACTCATTTTATCCAAAATCGGTGTTTGAGCCATTCCACGGAGATGGTGGATAGCGTGAACCGATTGTGCCAGTTTGCGGAGAGCTTCATCCATGATCAGTGCCTTTTGATGCGACCTTATATCAGGTTTTATGCTTTACCGCCAGTGATTGCCGGGATCACGTTGCCAAGCAGCTGGTGCACTTGCGGATCGCTCTCAGGGTGCACCGCGATGTTCTGCGCCAAATCGATCATCTGGATGCGTTCTTTCGCTTGGATGTCTTCCTGCTTCAGGGCGTTGGTCACCTTGTCGTCCTGCGCCTTCTGGGCCAGCTCGGCTGCCTTGATCTTGGTCTCGGCGATCTTGGCGTCGGCCAGCTTTTCCTTGATGATCAGGTCGATGCCATCGACGCGCTTCTCGTGGTCGCTCTTTTCCGCAGGTGGCACGACGCCGCCTTGGCCGAATGTCTTGTGCGCCTCAAGGCCAGCAGCATTGTTGTCCATGTGCAGCTTGGCACCGTCGAGCGCAACCTTGGCCTTCGCCAGCATGAGCTTGGTGTCGCTGTCCTGCTTCTGGATCTGGATCTTGGCCTGCTCTGCCTGTTGCTCAGGGCTTGGCGTCTGGGCAAGCGATTCAGGCGGAACCATGAACTGCTCAGGATTGGACCAGCCAATGGCCTGCAGCGCGATGCGGTCAACCGCAATCGGGTCATACATGGCCGGGTTTGCGCCCTGCAGCTGCTTTAACGCCATGACCTTCATCAAGCGCTGGGTTTGGCTGGCCGTGTTTGGATCGGCCTGCGGCACGAGGTCCACCTGATTGACGGCGCGAAGGAACGTCTGCTCGTCCCATTCACGGGCTGGCTTTCTGTTCTTTTGCCAGAACGAATCAGGATTCTCTTTGAAACATTTCACCAACAAAGCAAATTCTTCGGCCTGCGCGTTGTGCATGCGCTTGTGAACCGACGACAGGATCTTGGTCGCCTGATCGATCAGCGCGATGGTTGTTCCCACCGGCGCGTCCTGCTTGCCCTCGCCCACAGCCTGTTCAGCCGTGCCACCGACGCGCATGCCAGTCTGGTTGATGCTTTCCACCAGCGACATCAGGCCGGGGCCAACGTCCTTGTATGGCAGCGGCATCACGGCGTCTTGGATCGGAGCGCCGCCCGTCTTGATCAGTGCGCCACCGCCGGGAGGAATGCGGAAGATGTTCGTGTTCTGCCGTGCACCGGCATCCGAATACAGGAAGCCGGGGAAGTTGGCGTACATGCCAGCATCGAGCATCTCGCGCCATGCAGCGGTCAATGCATTGGTCGTGTTGCCTAGGATGTGCAGGAGACCAAGGTCATAAAAGCCCATCCCCGGTACAAAGGTATACTTGACGAAATTCTGGCGCGGCTCAGGAAGCTCCTTGGTATCCTCGTCGTAATTGCGGACGATGGACAGGATTTCATGAGAAGACACGTCAATCGTGACACGATATGGGATCTCAAGGCCGGTTTCCTTGCCCTTGCGGCGATGCTCGAAGCCCTTGATCTCCAGCTCGCAATAGCACTCATAAATCTCACGGTCACGATCCTCAGGGTTGTCCGTACCGTTTTCGCTGATGCCCTGCTGGTTCTTCTTCTCGCGCTGTGCGGCATCAAGCTTGATCTGCTTGGCCTGCGACAGGTCGATGTCACGGTATGCGCCGATGATCTGCATGCGCTTGACCGTCGATGGCCGCATGTAAATGCGGTGCGTCACCCGGCTGGCGTTGTACAGGTCGGTCGCACTGTTGTTTACAATGAGATCGTCTGCATCCACACTTTCTGAGACCGGGCGGTTCCTGAGCGGACAAAAATATACTTTTTTGAATGCCGTCCCACCGAAGCCCAGCATGAGAAGCATGCGGTCGGTATCGGGGTAATATTCTTTGGCGGTCGAGGTGAGATAATGGTTGAGATCGTTTTCGAGATCGTTTGCCAGCTCATCCGTTTCATCCGTCGCGTTGTTGTTGTCTTCGCGGATCTTTACGGGTCCGTCCGTAGGCAGAAGTTCCGACCTTGCAT